GTACTGGCTCGTCCTTCTCTGGTACGAACAGTGCTGTCAACTACGGCATGATTGTTGCCGGTCATTCTTCTGCTGTTGCTACTGCAGAGCAGATTAACAAGACCGAAACCTACCGTGACCCTGACAGCTTCGCTGACATCGTTCGTGGTATGCACCTGTATGGCCGCAAGATTCTTCGTCCTGAAGCACTTGTTAACGCCAAATACCATCTGGCATAGGGGGGATTGAGATATGGCTCTTGGTGATAACACCCTGACTGCAGCACGTGGCAACTCGCAGCGTGGTCGCAATCCTTACATGGTTCAAGGTACTCTGGACTTTGCACAGGCCGCAACTGACAAGGGTTCCGCCCTTGCCGCAGCCGACGTAATTCCTGTACTGACCATTCCTGCCAACACCGTTATCCTTGGCGCAGGTATGGAAGTAACAGCAGAACACGCTGGTACTTCTACTAACACTGCATTTGACCTTGGTATCGGCGGTGGTGCTAACTTTGTGGATGGGTTCGACTTCGACGGCGCATCTGTTGGTGACTACGCTACAATGGCAACTACTGCCCCTGTAGTAATCGGTGGCACCGCAGATAACCTCGACGTTACCCTGCAAGCAATGACTGGCACGACTACTGCTGGTAAGGTACGTGTCTTCGCTATCCTGATGGATTGTGACGACCTTGGCGTTATGGCTGCTGACGAAGTAGACCGTGACACTCTTGCCTAACTAAAGTGAGGGGGCAGGGCAACTTGCCCCTTCATTTCTCTTATTAAGGATTTCAGATGGCATATACATATCTTGACATTACAAACGAAGTTCTTGCACGTTTCAACGAAGTCGCACTTACATCTGCTAACTTTGCAAATGCTCGTGGCTTTCAGACGCAGTGTAAGAACGCAGTCAATGATGCCATCAACTATATTTTCCAGCGTGAGTTTGGGTGGTCATTTAGCCACGAAGAACAAACTGAAACGCTTGTGGCTGGCACCACACGCTATTCAATCGGTGCTAATATCTACAACGTAGATTACGAAACCTTCCGTATTTCAAAAGATAACTCTCTTGGTGTAGCGGGTACGACGCTGCGCATCTTGGACTATAACCAATATGTCGATAGGTATATCGACCAAGAGAGTACGTCGGATGTTGGTGCAGTACCTATCTATGTTTTCCGTACACCGGATAACAACTACGGACTGTATCCATATCCTGACAAAGCATATGAACTCAAGTACGATGCTTACATCAAGCCTACTTCGTTGAGTGCTACAACAGATGTCCCGACTATTCCTGAACAGTTCCGTCAGGTAATTGTCGATGGGGCTACTGCCTACGGTTATCAGTATCGTGGTGAGGCACAGCAGTACGGCATCAACTTTGCCCGGTTTGAAGAGGGCATCAAGCATATGCAGAGTTTGTTTATCAACAGGAACTATAGCTACGTGCGTTCCACGTACATTCCGCAATCACAACGGTACGGTACTTCAGTATTTCCAACAGGGGGCTAACACATGGCTGACGAATCGCAACTCAGTCCTTATGTGTTTGCATGTGAAGGTGGGCTTGTACTTGACCAGTCTACGTTTGCGATGCAGCCCGGTATGGCACTGGAACTGCAAAACTTTGAGCCAGACATCCGTGGTGGCTACAGACGTATCTCTGGCTACTCTAAGTGGAACAGCAACATTGTTCCACAGGATGTGTTGTCTTCTGAGAAGGTACTGATGTCAGCATACTTCGACGGCGATGTAATCGCTGCACGAGGTACAAAGATACACAAAGCTGGCACGACAGGTAGCTGGACACAGATTGACAGTGGCAGAACAAATGCAGGAAAATACACACATTTCAGATACAATCTTGCCGGTACTGACTACATTGTTTGGGCTGACGGTGCTAATCACGCTAGTAAGTATGATGGGACTACCGTCACTGACATTAACGCAAGTGGCGCACCAAGTGACCCACAGTTTGTGGTAGGTTTCAAAGACGCACTGTTCTTTGCTGGTATGTCCAGTTCGCCGCAAGAAATTATTTTTACAGCACCGTTTACCGATACTGATTTTTCTGTAGCCAACGGTTCAGGTACACTCAGGGTAGACAGCAACATCACTGGACTGTTTCCGTTTCGTGACCAACTGTTCATCTTCTGTGAAGAACGTATCTTTCGGCTGACAGGAAACACACTGGCAGATTTTATTGTACAGCCAGTAACTCGTGAGATTGGATGTGTCAATGGATTTACAATCCAAGAATTTGGCGGAGACATCGTGTTCTTGGGGCCAGACGGACTCAGAACTGTTGCAGGTACTGAACGAATTGGTGACGTGGAACTTGGTACAATTAGCCGTCCGGTTCAACGACGCTTTCAGGGACTTACTGACGTTGATGAGTTCGACAGTGTAATTCTCCCTGACAAGACGCAGTACCGTCTGTTCTTCTCTAATTCTAATGTTACTAGAGGAAACACCACTGGCATTATTTCTGCAAGGCGAAATGACGCATACGAGTTTGCAGATATCCGGGGCATTCGTCCTAGCTGCACAGACTTTATCGTAGCTGCCGGTGAAAGCATTGTACTTCACGGCGAGTACGACGGCTACGTATATCGTCAGGAAAGCGGCAATGACTTTGACGGTAACAATATCACTGGCAAGTATCGTTCACCGGACTTGTCGATGGGCGATGCAGGTATCCGCAAGAACTTCCAGCGTGTGATTATCAACTACGCACCGGAAGCTGCAGTGAACGCAGACTTGTTTGTGCGGTATGACTATGAGTCACCAGAGGCAGCACGACCAGCAGCATATCCGTTTGATACATCTACAGTGGTCGCTATCTACGGTACATCAGCATACGGTACAGCAACGTATGGTGGTCAGTCTAACCCACTGGTACGACAGCCCATTGAGGGTTCAGGCTTTGCTGTAGCACTACGAGTTAACGACAGAGGAACATCGGCACCCTATTCACTGAAAGGCTTTCAGTTGGAATTTGACGCAGGAGCAAGACGCTAATGGCAGGTTACACTAGACAATCTTCGTATACTGACGGCGACATTATCAATGCGTCCGACAGTAATGACGAGTTTGACCAACTTCTAAACGCATTTAGCAATACGACGGGTCACAAGCATGACGGTACTGCCTCTGAAGGCCCGGTCATTGGATTGATTGGTGACCCCGGTGTTGCTGCGCCTAAAAACAAAATCGTTGTAGACGACACCAACAATCAAGTCGAAGTGAGCATTGACGTATCGGGTACTTCTACTGAACAGTTTATTATCAAAGACGGTGTGATTGAGCCTACCACAGACAATGACATCGACTTGGGTGCATCAGGTAAAGAGTTCAAAGACCTGTATATTGATGGTGTTGCATATGTAGACAGCATTGCGATGCCGACTACAACTGTAACGGACATCCTAGATGAAGACACTCTTTCGTCTGACAGTGCCACTGCGCTGGCTACACAGCAATCTATCAAAGCGTATGTGGATGCACAAGTCACCGCCCAAGACCTCGACTTCCAAGGTGACTCAGGTGGAGCATTGTCTATCGACCTTGACAGCGAGACTTTCACGGTTGCTGGTGGCACAGGCATTGATACTACTGGTTCAGGTAATACTCTTACTGTTGATATTGACAGTACTGTAGCTACACTCACTGGTACGCAGACACTTACCAATAAGACGCTTACAACGCCCGTCATTGGCTCTATCAGCAATACTGGTACCCTTACCCTCCCGACTAGCACAGACACGCTTGTAGGACGTGCTACGACCGATACACTGACCAATAAAACCTTTGATGCCAATGGCACTAGCAACAGCTTGAGCAATGTTGAAGTTGCTGACCTCGCTGCCTCTGCTGTTGTGACTGAGGCAGAAGGTCTGGCATCCAGTGACAATGACACATCCCTGCCTACCACTGCGGCAGTCAAGGACTATGTAGATACACAAATTACTGCAGAAGACCTTGACATTACCACAGATTCTGGTACAATTGCGATTGACCTCGACAGTGAAACACTTACAGTCACGGGAGGTACAGGCATTGACTCGTCAGCTACGGGCAATGCAGTGACCCTTGCTATTGACAGCACTGTAGCTACACTGAGTGGCACACAGACGCTGACTAACAAAAGCATTGATGCTTCCCAACTTACTGGCACTGTAGCCAATGCACGGCTGGATTCAGAACTGCAAGCACTTGCTGGACTGACATCTGCAGCAGACAAAGGTATTCAGTTTACTGGTTCCGGTACTGCAGCTACGTATGACTTGACTACAGCAGGTAAGGCACTGCTTGATGATGCAGATGCAAGCGCACAGCGCACAACTATGGGAGTTGCCATTGGTTCAGATGT